ACATCAACAGTTGAGATCGTGTAGGTGTCTGCGAAATTGGTTAGTGGAACACCAGTAACTTCATTGATAAAATTGCAGGTGGACTCAATACCACCATCTAGTGTTAGCGTAGCACCAGCACTAAGTCCTCGGAAGAAGCCATCAAAGATTGATGCTTCATCTCCAGTGACCTGCGAGTAGTCAAACATTACAGTTTGTCTATCAGGCTTTACAACTACACTAGGACGCAAAGAGAAACGAGTTTTCTTTTCATCTAGAAGAAAGTCAGTATTCGATGAGGCAAAGTATAGTCCATATACAGTTGCACTATTTTGTCGAATCAGATTATCACTCGTCTCTACTGCTTTTTTATTTGCAGTAGAAGTTCTCTTTGGTCTTCTTATCATATCAAGAACCTATTACATGGATTGTAGATGATCTGGAATCTGTGCGAACAAAGATCTTGGATGGATCTAAGATGCTTATGAATAACTCTTCGCCAGGAAGAAGGGGGAAACCATTACTTGTGCTATTCACAAGAGAAGTTGCACCCACAAAAATACTTCCTATATTACTAGAAGAAGATTTAATCGTCACACCATTTTGTAGTGTTGCTGAAGCAAGAGGTTTACCAGCACCAGAAACCTTAACAGTGGCAACATAAATCTGACTAGGAGGAGTAACTCGATCCATACTAGTCTTCACTAGTTTATCGTTTCCTACTGTTACTACAGAATCAGAGAGTGTCGTTAGTGAAGTGTTTGCGGTGTCTACCTTAGCACCAACTCCAGATACAGTGTTGTTGAGAGTGCCAATCTTTTGATTGGCTTGTGTAATCTGAGCGGCAGTAGTGGCACCGTGAGTCACTAGATCACCGACCACTGTAACTTGATCAGAGGCAGTTAGATCACGAATATCAAGATCGGTGGCCGAGACGACAACCGAGTCTCCCGCACCTTCTCCTTGGACCGTTACAGGGACCATTCCTGCTCTACCCTCGACTGCTAGGGTGGTTCCAGCGGTGTTAGAGACCCCGATATCGCTTGCTACATTGACTGAGAACGTAACTCCAGTGACACTATCGAACGCGACCTTCAGAGCGTCTCCAGAGACTCCTAGAGCGGTCCCTGCTGCGTAGAGATCGACTGGGAGGGTCGTACCTCCAGCAGAGTTATATACCGCTACAGAGTCCGTTCCTGCTGCGAGATCCCGTATGTCAAGATCAGTTGCAATGGCAGTAACGGTTCCAGTGACTCCCACGTTAGAGGCAGTAGTACCAACCACAGTGACAACATCAGTGGCAGTTAAGTTACGAATATCAAGATCAGTGGCAGATACGGAAACTGCCATTCCACCAGAGATTCCTTGAACAGCCACATAATCAGATAGAGTAGATCCTGTGTAGCCTATTGTTCCGCCAGTTAGGTTGCGAATATCAAGATCAGTGGCAGACACAGCGAGTGCTTGTCCACCAGAGATACCCTGTACCGCTCCAGTAACTTCTACGGCAGAGTATACTGCTGGATTACCAGCAGAACCAATAACACCTGTAGCACCCGAAGTTCCCGTTACGCCACCAGCAACGATTACCTTGAGGTATGCTGCGGTGCTTCCGTAAACAGCCATCGAGTTACCGATGTTGAATGTTCCCTTGACTTTCAACTCACCATCTTCTATAATAGATGCAGTTGATCCTCCGGAGTATCCAGAGAACAACTGAACAGGCATAGGATTGTTATTTGATACGCGAGTTGAAGTGGTGGTGTCACCAAATACGGGTTTGATGATTTGAACTTGTGCGTCTGCACTAACACCGAACCCGTCATCTGTAGCCATATTATATGTGGCACCTGAAGGTCCGCTAGCGACGATAATGTTATCAGCCATGATCTACTCCGATATGATATTCTGATCTTTAATATATATAATAGTAACCAACACCCAAAAGGATTCGTAATGATTGAAGATATAAACTTCCCACATGAGATTGAAACTTATGTGAAGGAAAATGGTGGAACCTACGTTGAGGCTGTATTGAGTATTTGCGAAGAATACGATATTGATCCCGTATTCGTTGCAAAGACTCTTACAAAGCCTATTATCGAGAAGTTGGAAATCGAAGGCAGAGATCTCAATATCTTGCCTCAACTAACCTCAGCAAAACTCCCAATTTAATGACATGAACCAGCACACATTCTCTGGATGGAAAAATAAGAATAGACGACAAGGCTATAAAAAGTCATTCAAGATAATCAAGGATGATAAATTTTATAGTGATGTAGAAAAAGTCATGAAGAAAAGAGATCTTACTCGCAGTAAGGCTATAGAGGTAGTAGAAGGCTGGAGAATGAAAGATCAACAGAGTAAAGATTATAGGCAAAATGGTAAGAAAAGAAAGAAAAATAAAATACAACCTTAGTTGACAAATGACTTTTGGGTGGTATAATAAATCTAACATTCGTGCAAGGTAGTTCCTTGCGTAACTCAGGCTAGGGTAGATCCCTAGAGAAAGGAAAAGCATATGGGCTTTTCAGACATGAAGAAGAGAAGCGGAGATGTATCTGCTCTCTCGGACAAGATGGAAAAGATGAATGACAAGAAGTCTTACAAGGATGACCGCTACTGGCGTCCTGAACTAGACAAGTCGAGTAATGGTTATGCCGTTATTCGATTCCTCCCCGCTCCTGGCGATGAGGAACTCCCGTTCGCTCGTCTTTACACTCACGGATTTCAGGGTAAGGGTGGTTGGTTCATTGAGAACTGTCCCACCACTATCGGTGGCAAGTGTCCACTCTGTGAGGTAAACAACGATCTTTGGAACAGCGGACTTGAATCTGATAAGGATATTGCTCGACAGCGTAAGCGTCGTCTCTCCTACATCAGTAACATTCTTGTGGTGAGCGATCCCAGCAACCCACAGAATGAGGGTAAGGTCTTCCTCTACAAGTATGGTAAGAAGATCTTTGACAAGATTCAGGAATCTATGAAGCCTGAATTTGCAGACGAAACTCCAGTCGATCCCTTCGACTTCTGGAAGGGTGCCAACTTCAAACTCAAGGTTCGTAAGGTTGCTGGTTACATCAACTACGACAAGAGTGAGTTCGAGGCACAGTCTGCTCTGTTTGATGGTGATGATACTCGTCTTGAGGATCTGTGGAAGTCTGAATACTCTCTTACCGAGATTATTGCTCCCGATCAGTTCAAGTCTTACGAGGAACTGAAGGCGCGTCTCAACGACGTTCTCGGTAACGACATTCGTTCTACTCAGGATGATGCTGTTACTGAAACCGCAGAGACTAGTGAGCCTGAAGTCACTACTGCTCCCGCAGCCGCTCCCACTGCTGAGACTGAAGAGGACGCCTTGTCCTTCTTCAACAAACTCGCAGCAGATGACGAGTGAAAAACAGGAGAGGGATGATCAGGGGAGTGGCTTCGGTCACTCCCCTTTTCTATTATCCAAACCTAGCAGCAGAGAATCTAGATCCACGGTTTACCATTTGAGATGCCATGAATGATGCTTCCTCTTGTGACATTGATACGCTACTAAATGTGTTGTTATTATTAGTAGTTGATGTAGATGATGGAGCAACTATGTTTGTATTACCATCGGAACCAGATGAGGACATACCTGCTTCATTTCTAGTCGAGCGATCAATCTGACTGGAGGTGTTCATCGATAGATCTCGTCTTCCTGCTATCTCTTCACCACCAGCAGATCCATTAGAACTACTTAATGATTCACTTATTCTACTCGCTGCTTCCGCCGTTGCTGGATTGAAAGTTGCTGTAGCGGTATAACCATCACCTGTTGGTTTTACATCTGTAACAACACCTGGCGGGAGAGTGCTTACTCCCATTTTAGACTTAAGATCCTCTCTGGCTCTGAAACTGGCTTTGCGTTGTGCTGCTATATCCTGACTACTGGACGATGTTCTAGGTGTAGCACTTCCCGTACCTACCATTGGTCCTGTTTGTGGTGTTGTGGATAGGTTGGAAACATCACCCGAAGACATCATACTTTGTTCATTCGTATTTGGTGATAACTCAGAACTATTGACATTTGCTGGAGTTATAGATGGAGTTTCTTCTTCGTCTAGGCCAATGATACTACCGAGAACGGGAATCTTTTCTAGCACATTATACACATTTTCTCCACCGACCCAACCAGCAAGACTACTACCAATATAGTCGCCAAGATATCCACCAGCGAAGGATCCCGCGAGGGTTCCTACTATGGGGACGGGAATCAAAGTACCAAGTGCCGCTCCTCCTAATGATCCCAAAGCCATACCCAATGCTGCACCTAGAGATTTACCTATCGCTTCTTTTTTCTCTTTAACAGATAGAGATGGATCATTTTTGATAGTATTAATATCAATAAGAGAAATCAATCCTGAGATAGCAGGACCAATGATTGGTAGTTTTTTACCAATAGCCTTTAGTATTGGTCCTGCTTGCTTTTTAAGTGCCTTCATCGCAGGTCCAGTTGCTAGATTCTTTACAGCAGAAATTCCACTACCGACGACATTCTTTGCAGCAGAGAATCCACGACCAACAAAATCTTTTCCTGTTTTAATCGCACCCTTTGCTCGATCAAACATTCTACCAAAGAACCCTCTTGGTTTCGGTGCTGTGGTAGGCGCTGGGGGAGGAGGTGCCGGCGCACCACCTGGCATTGGAGGAGGAGTTGAGGGTGTGCGTGGAGGTGTGACTGAAGGTGTGGGTGTTTTACCCTTACCAAAACCCAAAACACTCTTGACTTTTTCCTTGATAAAGCCGCTGATGCCCAGGCCGCCGGTGAGGCTGATTCCTAATGCTCCCATAACATTACTAAAGATGGTTCCTATTATTCCACCATCACCATCTCCACCTTCTCCATCTCCACCAATATCTGGGAGATCTAGACTTCCACCAAGTCCAGCCGAAGCAAGACTTGCAGCCCTTTCACCTTCTAGTTTATTCTCTCGTTCTTTTGCTTTATCACCACTTTTAACAGAGACAGATTGTGCTATAGTTGTTAGAGATTCAGTTTGAGTTTCCTCTTGCTTATCTTCTAGTTTTTCTTCTCTTTGTTTCGATTTATCAATCTTGAGACTATCTTCTATGTTGGATAGTGATTTCGTTTGTAACTTTAGTTCTTTCTCGATGACATTTAAAGAGAGACCAGATGCAGATGAAGGTACAGGCGAAGAACTAGATGCTACACCGCCACTTACAGGACTGACTTCTGGACTATCATTAGATGAAACCAAAGAGGGCGTACTTATACCAAGACCAGAGAGTCCTGTTGACTTAGCCTCAAATCCTGCTGCTTGAAGTTGTTCACCAATAGCATTCTGTATAGCCTCATCTGGAGCCCCGCCGGCGAGTTGATCTAGCAACAACAAAAGTTCTTCTTTTGTTGTAATACCCATTTGAATCAGGGTATCAATCAGAACTTCTGATATATTATCATCACCCTTGTATGAGTTTTTTACGGACTGTATTAACTTAGCATATCCTACAGGGTTTTCTTTTTCAGATTCTCTTATTATTTTTAGAAAGTTTTTTCTTTTATTCTGTAGTTCTTCGTATGCTTTCTTTTGTAGGTTTCTTCTTCTGAAGAACTTAACAACACCTGCGCCTGGTAAATTGCCTGCGATTTCAGCACCTTTTTCTTTGGCAGTACCAACGACAACCGAAGTTAAACCTTCTGGTTTTTCTGCACCAAATTCTGTAGCAGCACTTCTAGATTGAACCCCAGTTTTCTTTAGATCTTTAAGACTCTGTTTATTCAGGTTTTTATTAGCAATACTAGAACCAGTTCTCTGGTCTCTTTGACGTTCCTTAATGAACTTCTGCATCAACTTCTGTGTACGCAGAATTTCTTTTTCTCGCTTGATTTCTTCAGCAGTTTTAGGTTTTTGTTGTGGTGTCTGTGCCATGTTTACCTTTTGTTTTTTGCTTTAATCTTTTCTTCTTCTTTCAACCAAGCCTGTAACTGATAAATATAGACATCTCTTTCCCACGGTATCCATTTCATTATGTCGTCGTATGAATACTTATAATGGTGCATTAGTTGAAACACCAATTTCATGAACCCCTCTAGATTCATGTGGGAGACACTAAACCGAAAAAATCATTTAACCCACTGATTTCTATTTTATTGCCATCTACTTCTAATGCGTGATGTAGTTGAGGTGATTTTTCGGCGTATTTAAGTAATGCCGCAAACTGAGTTTCTGTCATGCTCTCTACAAACTCTACCATCTCTTTATGTGAGAGATCTGTGCCGCTAAGAGACTCTTCTTTGATAGTCACTGTGTCTATCATCGACGCTACCATCTTGATGTAAGTATCTTGGTCTTTATTCCAAATTTTTATTTCATTTTTGATGACATCATTTAGAGTGAGTTCTCTTAACTTTATAGTGATATTTTCTGTTACACTAAAAGTATTTTTCTTTGGTCCCGTTCTCTTTGGTGCTTTTATTGTGCGAAGATCTAGATTTACAGGCTTTTTACTTGAGCCATCACTATAGATTAGTTCTAGATTCTCACCAACAGAACGTTCTCGTAGTTTAACAAAAAGATATTCTGCTTCACCTAAAGATATATTGTCTAGATTCAAATTATCAAAACAAGCAATCAGAATATTTTTGATCGCCCTTATGATATCCAGTTCATTTCCTTCTTCTGATACTAAGAGTAGATTCTTTTCTTCTTTAACCAGAAAAGGTCTAAAAGATAAATTATCCTCGACTGACGGAACTTTTATACTATAATCAGGCAGTTCTGACCTTAACATTTCAACTAACTTCATTTACCAAATCCTTTCATATTATTTCACCATTTATAAACAAATCAAAGTCACGGAACGAGAATGACACATTTCCTGTTTGATATGAGTTGGTTGATGCCATATCAAGTTCAAGCCCATTTATCGATACAGGGAAAACATCTTTTAATTTATAGGTCGTTACACTTGTCTCGTCTCGACTACTATAGTTTATTTCAATACTACCAACAAAATCATTATAATATCCTGCTCTATCTTCACCGAATATTATCTGATTACTCCATCTTTGAATGTATTCGTGGACGTTTTGTTGGTACATGTAAGATAGTTCAAAATCACCACTAAACACTTTAGCATATGGAACGTTGTAAACAGGGCCCCATAGAGTTTTTTCGTCTGTTGCTATTCTTTTGGTTGGAGTAGTGCAACTCAACGCATGAAAATCACCAGCGCCACTGGACAATATTCCTACGGCTGATGGACCAATAAGACTAATATCAAAAGTATATTTGTCGAAAATCTCTCTAGGAGTTTTCGTAGTAGACTTAACTTTGTTAAAACCTGCTTGTGACATCAGTTTTCTCCGTAGTATATATGCCCTACTTGGAGAAAATATCCAGTTCTGTGATTACAATAAACTCCCAATCCTTCTTCTCGCAGTATTCTTTTGCTGCTTTCCATTTAGCCATATTTGTTTCGTAGGTCATACACTCGCGGAGGTAGTTCCTAGTCTTCTTTTTAGGTTGCTTTGGTGGTTTGGTTTGCTTCTCTGGTTTCACTTCTACTACGAGGGTTTTCACTTCTCCGTTTTCATCTGCCTTTTCAACGATAAAGTCTGGATAGTATTTATGATTCTTCCTATCGACAGGAGAGTAGTATGGAACGTATAGTTCTTCAGAACCCCAACGAATGATTTTTGTGTTTTCATCTAGGAACCTACAAACTCTACGTTCCCACAAAGAACGGCAGATTATATTGTTTGGGTTACCTATATACTTTTGAGGATTTTGTGGTGAGTATTTTGTTTTATATGCCATACTAGTATCTATAGGGAAAGTAAATGTCTTACAGTTATCCATCTAATATAGAACTTTCAGGTGAACCTTTTCTGGTTATCAATGCCAGGGAATATGCTAGTGCTTTTCAGGTATCGGAAGGCAAGCGAAATCCTGAAATAGAGAGTTATAAAATAATCATCCCACAAAATATACAATCTGATGACAACTTTACATATGAACAAACTAGTGTTTTGGGTGCTGTGGCAGTAGCAGAACTGAGTGAAACATTTGGTAACTTATTGGCTCTTGGAGGGAGGATGCTTGAAGGGTTATCCAGTACTGCAACCAATAATACGTCAAGAGCCCTCGGTGGTTCTATCAACCCCAAAGAAGAACTTCTATTCAAAACACCTGAGTTGAGAACACATTCATTTACATTTAACATGTTTGCAAGAAGTGAACAAGAAGCAACAGTCATAGCAGAGATCATAAAAAGTCTTCGAGAAAAGGCTTATCCAACGTTCTATGGTTTGGGGACGGGAAAGTCCTTCTTTGCGTTTCCGCATGAGTTTGAAGTATATCAAGGCTTCGGAGTTGATAATGCTTTTCCTAAAATTGACGCTGCGTTCTTAACTAGTATATCGACGAACTATGCAGGAAGTGGAAGAGTTTCCTTGACTCCTGATAACTACTACCAAGCAATAGAACTGACTCTCACATTCCAAGATATTAGAATCCATACATCAGAAGATATAAATGGTGTTCTCTGAGGTAGCATAAATGTTTAATTCAAGTTTTCCAACAACCACATATACATTTTATCCAAATGGCATAAATGGACCCAGTGCTGATGTCAGAGAAGTAGTTGACATGATGAGGCGCGTTAGATTTTTAGACAACTTTGGTTCCGTCAGGAACTACAAGTCATATACGGTTAAGACAGGAGAAACACCAGAGGTTGTTTCTACTAAGTTATATGGATCTCCCGACTGGTATTGGTTGATTATGTTGTTTAATGATCTAACTGATCCGTTTAGAGATTGGCCCAGAAGTGGTTTTGATCAGACTATACCTGCCGTAACAGAAGATACAGTTCATTATCTTCCTGGCGGAACAGGTTCGTTTGAAACACTAAATCCATATGATGTTGGTGATCAAATAGTTCGTGTAACCGATTCAGGTGACTATGATGAAGATAATCCTTTCTCCTCGGTTATCACTAGAATACGACCCAACTTTTTTGGTATTGATTTAAACATTCCTGCCTCTAGTGGAGTTAGACTAAAGGTAGGAGATAAGTTTGGTGTAAACAACAATGGTAGTATTGAACATGTAAACACAGTCACTCGTCTAGAAAATCCAATCACAACGGTAGAAAAGTTTGAGGATCGTTCGGGTGGTGAAGTGCCTCCTTTCGCTTGGAGAAGTGATTTTAGTGTTCTTCTTGATCCTACCGCAGAAGGTGCGCCTTCGAGTGCTTTAACAACTACTTTAATATATGAGTGGATTGAGGGAACTGAGGTATTTCAAGAATTCTCACGCTCTGTTACCTATCAGTTTGAGGATAGGTCTGATTCATTAAGAACAATAAAAGTCTTTCCTGATAATCTTAAAAATGAAGCACTTACTTTAATGACTTCCCTAATTAGTCAAAAGCCATCTGGTGGAAGAACATCAGTAATCCGTTCAGCAAATCAAAGTAATTTATCGTTATTGTAATCTGGAGTTTTCATGTTAGATCAATCTGCATTTATAGGTGGTGTATCTCAAGTAGAAATAACAACAGATGATTTTGAAACATCTGTTGTTGTTGATTTGAATTTAGACTTTGAAGGTCTAGATTTTACTGAAGATATATTCAGCACTTCTATGTCTGGTAGAATTATACTTAACAATACCTCTGGTTGGGATGGTACGTTAAAGGGTGTTCAGGGAACAGAATGGATTACACTTTCATTTAGTCCAAAAACCAATAAAAACGGTGAACAAGAATTTAAGGGTAGTACTCAACGATTTAAAGTATATAAGGTAAATCAATCAACGGATAGGGTAAACAGATTTACATCCTATATTTTTTACTTTACTACATATCAGTTTCTTGTGGATTCTTTAAAGTTTGAAGGTCACTTAAGTAACAAACATATTGGACCAATTTCTACAGAATCAGAATCGGGATCTTTAACAAACCAAGACTATGGATTGGTGAATAAGATTTTTGATGTTGCAGGATTTGAACTTGATATTAGTCGAGAAAATACAAATCCCATTGATATAGAATCTACTGGCAACTGGATCAACTATATCCCATCTTATCTTGATGATAGAAATACTCCTGAATCTACAAGAAGAGGATATTATTTAAACAGAGATGTAGCGGGAATAAACAACAACGATGAAAATCAAGATGCTAGACCGAAGAAGGTTTTTGAACTACTAGGTGAACTAGCAGAAAATGCTGTCTCTAAGGAAAACCCAAATGCAGCAAACTTCTTTGTGTGGCATGATCTTCGCGGATGGCATTTTAGATCAATCGATAGTTATCTCAGAGATAGAAATGAAGAAGTTGATAAAGTTTATACTTATGATATTTCAAACCCAAATGGAACTGGTGAAGAAACAAGAATTATCGAACTCAATAGTATACAACAAGTTGATTTTATGGACTTGTTAAATAAACAGGCTCTGTCGTCTAAGGTTGTTTACTACGAGTTGAATCCAGATAATGAGTTTGCGTCTTACTACGCAACACTTCCTGCCAATCTAGGAGGACTTCAAAAAGTCATTGGACCAAATGGACTAGACAGTTCACTAGGAAACACTGCTATTGAAACTCAGGCAATCATTGAAGGTTCTATAGAATATGATTACTTGAAAGATAAAGACAAATGGAACAGTGTCGAAACTTATCCCTTAATTCGTTCAAGTGAAAAACAGTTTTCAAAATACACTCAACCTAGTTTTCTTGAAGTTCCTCCCGTGTATATGCAGCAAGGTATAGGAAACTCTAGTTGGTATAACTCAAGTTCCTATGATTTAGATAATACTTGGTATGGTTGGTATAACTCAAGTTACAGAACCGTGAACTCTTTTTATCAAACAAATCCAGATGATTTCTTTAGGACAAAGTTTGCAAGACAGATGGATCTACCTGGCGATAAGTTCAGAGTTGTTCATGATAATATCAAGATGCCTATCATAGATTCTCTCAAGGAATATTATGATGCTGCAATACAGCGTTTGTATTACGAACATAATTTTGTAATCGACAGTGGATTAAACTCACTAGAAACGGGAGAGGGTACATTAGGTAGAGGCATAGGACAAGGGTTCTGTGAATATTGTAGTAGTAGGGATGAAATGCTCGACCTATATGGATCGCAAACTAGTAGTGCAGAAAGGAATGCGATTGAAAACTGGGTAAGTGAAAATTCTGAAACTGACAATCCACAAGTTCTGGTAGATCGTATTATACTGGGTGAAGCAAGACCAGATAGTCTAGTTCCAGTTTTAGAGGGATTGAATCCAGAGTTTTATGCTAAGTTCGGCACATACATTCCTTGTACAAAATTTGGTACAGATTTTCGATATACTTTATTCAGTAGTGGTTATGATGATCAGGCCGATATTTTTCCACCAGAAATAGAAGTTGATAACGTACCGAGACTCTCTCCAGAATATATTGGTCAATCATATCCACGTTGTGAAAATCAAGAACCCTTGCTTCCTTACAATGGCGATCCAGTAGATTGTGAAACACTAAAACAAAAATGGAACAACATACCATCTGAATGTGGCTTGATTACTCAGTACCTTGGAAAAGAATATTGTTCTCCTGCGATTAGAGGTAAGTTTGGAGATCCAATCAACTTCTATAATAATATGTTTTGGAATAGTTATTGGCTGAATCCACGTTTTGGTATTCCAAACACAAGAACCTTAACTAGATTCTTTGGTGACTATTGGGGATATAGTAGACGATTTGGTGGATATGGTAAACAGTTCTTTGAGACTAATATGTTTATCAAAGATTTCAGGACAACTGAAGTTCGTCCCAGTAATAGTGAAGTTATTCCACTCAATTATAGTTCGTATGCCTATAACACTTTTTGGTTCTATAACTATGATTATTATGATGGTGGAATAAGTGACCTATACAGTAATACCGAACTTGTTCCTTCCCATTATATTTTTGCACCAAATTCAAGTCTTGAAGTTACCGAAGTGGTTAATATTCCTAGTAGTTTTGTAAACGCAAAAGGTGAGACAATCCAAGTAGAAGTTGGGCCTGGATCAACTAGAACCTTCGAGAGAAGTATAGATGTTTCATATCAAAATAATCCCGAGTATTCGATGCTTAAGACTTGTGCTATTCCTAGATTATGTGGACATGTGGATGTTGCGGAAGAAACTCTTGATATTCCATATGTGAGTAAAGTCAAACTAGAAAAACCTGAGATCGGAGCAGGGGCGTTTATTGGTTTTGATTTAGTGGATATACAAGTAGATACTGTCTCTGTTACCTGGCCTGCCTTATATGGTAGAGGTAATCCATATGCATACTCTGCCATAAGTACACTCCCACCCACACTAAGTGAAGATGGTGTAACAGAGTTTCTTCGTCAGTTCTCTGCTGGTTTGGTTGCTCAGTTTGGTGATGATGATTACTTCAACTCATATTATTGGGGTTATTGGTATAATCGAGGTGAGTTTAATCAACCCGTCGCGGCCACTAGTGAACAACTTTACAACAGTTATACTCAAGGTAACTACTATCCTAACGATAAACTAGGGTTGACAGACGGTAGTAATCCAATATGGAACGCCAAAGATTGGCAAAATTTCCTAGACTGCAATGGTACTTGTGTTGGACTAGACAATGCTGTAACTGACACAAGTAGGTCTGTTGAGTATGCTAAGTATTGTTCATACGCTTGGAATAGATATTGGTCAACACCTAAAGAACAACCGTTATATAGAAGGGCTCAAGTTGCTCTGATTCAATCTCAAGAAATTGAAATAGTAGTTCCAAACGACATGGATATGTCAATCGGAAAACTTGTTCGTGTTGATACTGGTAGATCTCCAGATACGATTGATGATAATCTACTAGGAAACGTTGATAAATCAGATCCACTTGCAGGTAAATATTTAGTTACAGGTATTCGCAGAGTGTTCGATAGAGATAACTCTAGTATGATGAGAGTAAGATTAAATAGAGATAGTTTACCCTACGATCCATCAGAATAAAGGCATACATAAGATATGGCTAAAACAGATAAGTTTAGATATTCCGATCTCGATTTTAACTTCGCTCAATCCACGACTAAGGATGTTGCTCGAAAGTTCGATAACAATGCAATCAAGCAGTCGTTAAGGAATGTGGTCCTTACTAACTTCTATGAAAGACCTTTTCGTCCATCGCTTGGTGCCAATCTTGTTGCTAAACTTTTCGATCAACCATCGCCTGGTATTGTTTCCGAAGTTCAATCTGATGTAAGAAGAGCAATCGTGACATTTGAACCCCGAGTTAACTTGATAAATGTTTTGGCTGAATATAATGATATAAATCAAGAACTAAAGGTACAAGTAGAATATAGTTTTTTAGATGAAGATGATGTACTAGACATAACCATAGAAAGAGTAAGATAATGCCCGATTCATATATCAATCTTAGTAAAACAGATTTTAATCAAGTGAGAACCTCTCTTACTGATTTTATTAAAACTAAAGATGAGTTTAGTGATTATGATTTCAATGGATCTGCTCTATCTACTTTAATAGATCTGTTGGCATATAATACAACTTTCTTTTCTACCTATACAAACTTTCTAGCCAATGAAAGTTTTATAGATTCAGCACAAAAGAGAGACTCTCTGGTATCATTAGCAAGACTTGTTGGTTACACACCAAGATCCAGAATCGCTTCTAGAGCCGAACTAAATGTAACAATGAGTAGTGGTAGTGGAATCGAAGCAGGCCGAGTATTTTCTGGTGGAGATACTGGATATGATTTCATAACGATAGAAGATCAACGTTTCGGATCATCCACGGGTAATATAATTGTATATCAAAATCTCTCTGAAAACAGATCAGTATCTACAACTTACTTTAATGGGAGTGTCACAGTACCTGAGACTGCCGATATATCTTCCCTAAAAGTAACAGTTGGTGGTAGAGAATTTACGAAGGCAGATAGAATCTCAGTTCTATCTGCCTCTTCTGAAGTTTTCTTTGTTGATCCTATTTACTCTGGAGCATATGAAGTTTCCTTTGGTGATGGCACCTATGGAGTGAAAGTTCCAGAAGACTCTAACGTCGTGGTGTCATACTTAACTCCCAACGGAGTTGATAATGCAAATGGTGAAAGAAGTTTCACACCACTGAATGGAGATGGACAACCTAGCATTACAGTCAATGAAGTAGTAAGTCCTTCATACGGAGGTGCAGAAAGAGAAGACAGTGAAAGCATTAGAAGAAATGCTCCATCATACTTCCAAGCACAGAACAGAGCAGTTACAGCAGAGGATGCCGAGATTGTGTTCAAGGTAGAAAACCCCGAAGTCTTTGATGCCACTGCATGGGGTGGTGAGGATAATAATCCTCCTCAATATGGTCGTTTGTATCTTGCATGTGTAAAAGATGCTGCTGGTCTCACATTTACACAAAGTGAACTTTCAGTGTTTGCTGCTAAACTACAAGAGAAAACTGTTGTTGGCATTCTTCCTGAGTTTGTGCAACCAACTTGTTATGACTTAGATATTCTTAGTGGAGAGATTATATACGATAGAGTAGTAAATATAGATGGATCTGGTTTGAACACTATAGTTCAAACGAAGATTTCTGACTTTGATCCTGCATGTGGATTTAGAGAAGTCTTTCCATATTCAACTGTTGTTTCACAACTTGTAGAAGAAAATAAAGCAATAAGATCTGTAGAGTTTAATGTACAAATGTCATCAACCTTTAAGGCTGAAGATTATCCTAACGATGATGCTTTAAATAGAAATCTATATATCTCCTTCGTTAATAATATTGTAAAAAATAGCATCGAAGGTAAGTTTCAGTTAATCAACGACTCCGTTAGATTTGGTGATGCTGATGAAAATATAGGATATATTGATGATGACGGAAACGGATTTTTAAGATTTTACATACTAGAAAATAATGTAAGAAAATATATCAACTATAGAATCGGAACTGTAAATTATCTAAAGGGTGACATTAGTATATTCGGTCTAACAGATTGGGATGCTGGGATTAGAGATTCTGATCTTATAATCAGAGCAAATCCTAAAAGTAATTCAGTTAAATCAAGCAAACAAGCAACCTTTAGAATAGGTAAAGTAGATAATCTGGATGTCAATGTATGATTACAACTACAAACCAACAGGCTAGTGTTTTTGAAGAAAACAAAGCACAGGTGGCATTTGACCGTCAGACAGAAAGAACTTCTTCTGCCCCTGATGTTATTACTCCAAGGTTTCCTTTCTATGTTCGTGATAGACTTCCTGTTCATATTCTAGAAAACCATGAACTGTATGTTAAGTTCATTGAATCCTACTTTGAATGGCTAGGTATTAGCAACAACATCAATCAGATTCCTTATCTGATGGATCTTAAAAATATACCGAGTAATCTTTTGATTCATCATAAAGAACTATTCGCTAGTCTCTTTCCAGAAACCTCAGTTAGAAATACATCAGAAGAAGAAGACAACGGACAAATCATTTATAACTGGCGTGATCCTGATAACTCACTAGTGGATATTAGACGTTTTTTATCTTTCATTCGTCAGTTCTACTTAACCAAAGGAACCGAAGAGTCAACTAGATTTCTGCTCTCATCTTTGTTTGGTATTAATGCAGGATCTATTGATTTCGATTATCCTAAAGTTCAACTCTGTATATTATCTGACTCTATCTGGGTTCCAAACCTTGACGGGGATACTGATACATTAGGCAATCTATACAATGGATACTGGGCAGATAGTCGAACAACACTAAGTGGTGGTGTTAGACTTCAAGATGAATACTTTCAACAGTTCTCATATTCAGTCACAGCCATAACGCCTTTAGAAAACATTGCAGATGGTAATATAGATGAAGACTATGAGTTTACAACAAAACCAATAAAAGATATAACTCACCCCGCAGGGTTTAAACTTTTCAACAATGTTGGACCTGATTCTTATCGTCCTGCTCCGCCAGGACCGATTGATACTGGTTATTCAGAATCACCTTTGATTGGACATTACTTAGCGTATAGATTTGATACTACTCTAAACGGAAGAGAGCCTTTCCCTGCTTTGTGTAATTTAGTTGATTTGTTCCCTTGTGGTTTCAATCCATATACAACCAATCCATTAAACGGCTCAGTAAACTGCTTTACCCCTGCACACAATCCAAATGGGTTTCCGATTGGTTATACTTATGGTGCGGCCGCTGAAGCGGCGGGTTACACTTACACAGCAGATACATACAATACAGCAGAAGATAGAGGATATACGTTTTGGGTAGTATATAATCACCCTGCTTCTTGGGTTGAGGATATTCCGTTAGGTTCTCAGTTTGGTGATATGAGGTTAGGTAATTTAGTTGATCTCAC